TAAGTTAGATGAGCTTATAGCTGCAGTCAAACAAGGAGGTAGTGTTTATATAGACGGTAATAAAGCAGGAGAAGCATTATTAATGGCGTCATATAAATCATCGTAACTATTTATAATAAATTAACTTAAATAAATTAATCATGGGATTATTAGACATTTTTAACAGCAGTAAGTCTGAACTAATTCGAGTAGGTTCGAAAGAAGGAGAGCAGATAACTAAAAGGGCAGGAGCGTTTAACACATCGCAAATACATGCTCAAGGTGTACCTGGAGAAGAAGCTCCCGGTTTTGGTAAGATAAACAATGAATTTATTGCATCTAAACCAGAAGAAGCTTATAACCTAGGGTATAAAAAACAGAAAAGTATGTCTGAATATGATTTAGATGGACTAGCACCAGATAAGTATTCAGATAATCTACCTAGATAATAAATGGCGTTATTAGAGCTAAAAACTAACCTAAAGTCCTTAAAGCATAGCGATACTGGGACAAAAAACCTGCTGGTATCTAAGGATATTAACGATCCACCGAAGACAGGCGGTATTTCTATGCAAATTAATCATCGTATAGATGATTTAGCTAGACATGTTAAGATACTAGCTAGAAAACCAGGACTTAAGTTTTTAGGTAATCAAGCTCTATTAGCACAGACTAATATAAAGCAAGATATAGCCAAGTTTATGGCTAAAGATGCTGACGGTAAACCTCTTTATAGCGGCAAACAGAAGCTTAAAGCTTTAGGAGATAAAGCTAAGAAAACTGCAATAGATACAGTCCTAGCAACAGCTTCAATCGTTGCACAGGTACCTTTAAACGGAACAGGAACTCATCTTATAAGAGGATTAAAAGATACTTCTTATTTGGGTAAGCAAGGAATGAAACAAGCTCATTTATCTGCTCCAGATGGCTCAATCATACCAAATATAGCACCAGATGCTCCAGAAAATGGAGGTAGTTTTATTGTTGTAGATAATTTTCAAATTACAGGATTAGGAAAAACTGCTAATAATAAGTACAATAGTGGGCAGACATGGGATAGAGCTTTTGGAACATTTATACCAAAGCAGAAGAACGACTATATAGATACTGAAGGTGGTGATGTAAGAAAAATAGTTAAAGCTGGTAATAAAGCCTTTGTTGATAATACAGGAGGTGAAGGATGGAACCCACCACAAGAAAGTGCTGTAGTAGTTGATCCAAAACCACAACCTACCATTACAGTAAAACCTGTAGCTAATCAGCCTACACGTTCTTATAGACAAAGACCTAGTGTTGGGTATGAAGATAATCAACAGCAGTACATTAAAGACATTAATATAGACGGTACTGAAATATTCTACTCAGATCAAATTACTGTTACAGGTAATAGATCAAAAGATGAATCTAGAAAGGATAGAGAAAAAAGATCCTCAGTAGTACCTGCTGCTGATAAACCAGATGCAGTTCAGTCTTTAGCAGTTCAAACAGCAAGTATATTAGGTTCAGACAAACAAGATATTATTCCTTTTGAATTTAATGTATTTACTCCTGGCGATTCTACTGGAAAGTTCTTATATTTTAGAGCATTCTTAGGAGGATTAAACGATAACTACTCAGGAAACTGGGGAGGAACTAAGTATGTTGGTAGAGGAGAAGAGTTATACAACTATGAAGGTTTCAAAAGAGATATCTCATTTGATTTTAAGATAGCTGCTTTTTCTAAAAAGGATATAGATCCATTATATGAAAAGCTAAATAAGTTAGTTGGTTCAACAGCACCTACTTATGGAGCAGGATCTTTTATGAGAGGTACGTTAACAAAAATTACAATAGGTGATTATTTGAAAAACGTATCAGGATTTATTTCATCTGTTGGTGTCAAATGGGATGTAGGTTACCCATGGGATATAGATAACGAAGGTGAAGGAGATAAAATGTTACCTCACATATTAGACGTAAGTGTAGCGTTTACTCCAATTCATGATTTCGTTCCTACAGCAAATAGTACATTTATAGGATAATGGCCGATAGATATAAAAATATAGAATCACTACATACTGCAAGCGGTAGAAGATATAGAAAGAATGCTATATACCCAGAGATACCTGCTACAGCGGACGATACCTATATTATAACAACAGGTTCTGATAGGTATGATACTTTAGCACAGCAGTTCTATGGAGACCAAACTCTATGGTGGGTTATTGCTATGGCAAATACTTCTAAAAGAGATGGAATGATTGTTCAACCCGGCGTGCAATTAAGAATACCGGCTGATGGCCGAAAAGCACAAGCATTATTTGAAAGCTTAAATGAAACGTTATAATGGCAGAAGGTATTGGATCATCAATTTCGGAGAAAGTTCACACTCAAATTTCTAAACGTGAAGCACTTCATGCTTCTACATCTAGATCTAAGGCTGCATTAAATTATCTTAATTCATCAAATGCTTGGATAAGATTAAGATCTTCTGTTAATACAATCAGTAACTCAGAAGCAGAATCACTGCTAAAGCAATCTACATTAAAATCATCAGTACCGGGTAGTAATGAATTAGCTAGAAGTTTAGTACTGACTGGAGGCGTATTAACTCAATCCACACAAAATCAAAACAATCCTGATGTACTAGATCCCGGAGGAATGAGGAGTGGCATATCATATGCTAGTAAAACCTCTGCAGGTTCAAGAGCCTACCATGTTTCTAAATCTACAGGCTTTAAACCTATGCCTGGTATTATTAGCGCAACAGTAAAAGCTAAAAATACTTTCGGTACATTAAAAGAAGCATCAGTTAAATTTAAAGTTTTTTCTAAAGAGGACTTAGACGATATCGAAAGATTATACTTTAGAGTGGGTTACGGAGCATTATTAGAATGGGGACATTCAGTTTATGTAGATAACAGCGGTAATGTAAAAACACCTAGCGGGGACCCGGTTGTACCAGATACCACATGGTTTAACGGTACATCATCAGGAATCGTTGCTACTATTAATACACTAAGAAATCAATATGATGGGAACTACGATGGAATGTTTGGGTATATTACTAACTTTAACTGGACTTTAGGCAACGATGGTACTTATGATTGTTCAGTAAAAATAATTTCAAAAGGAATTATACTAGAAGGACTAAAAGCAAGTAACGTTACAACTCACGCATCTGCAGAAGATCAAAAAAATGATGATCAAGAAGAAGGTCAACAAGAAGCTAAGAGTGTTGTTCACTTTATTAGTGAACGACTAGAAAAAATTAAAAAAGATGACGGCTTCCTACTTAGTTTGTTAAGAGAGGCGAAAGCTCCATCTATTGCTAATAAATTTAGACAAGATTGGCCTACAGTAGGATTTAGAGCCTCAGTAGGAGAAGGAAATTATGCGTTTACAAGATTATTTTATAATTCATCTGTTTTTGTTAACTATATACCATTAGGAGCATTATTGGATATTGTTAACTCTTTCGAGTTAATGAAAGACCACCACGGGAATGTTATTTGTGGTTTTGAAACAGATTCTCAAGAAAAATACGTAACCTTTCCTGGTCATTATTCTTGTGATCCATTGAATGTATTTATTCCTAAAAAAGCTTCCGGTTCTTATCCTTTTGCTAATTTCAGCTTAACTAAACCTAAAAATGATATTATAGGCAAAGCTCAAAAAGCTCTTGCTGGAAAAGAAAATTTCTGTACAAGTATCATGATATCGACTTATTATTTAAAAGATAAGATGGATACTTTTGTAGAAAACCCTGTAGAACCAGGAGAAGGTATATTTGAATTTATTAAATCTGTATTGGCAGGCATTAATTTTTCTTTAGGAGGAATAAATAATTTGGATTTATTCTACGATGATGAGAAACAAACATATACAGTATACGATAGATCCTTTCCTACTACTACTAGTAGACCAAAAGAGATACAAGTCTCTGGTCTTTCAAGCACAGTACACGATATAAAAGTAGATAGTAAAATTACATCTGAAATGGCTAGTATGGTTTCTATTGCTGCCCAAGGAAATACTGCCGACTATAACGATAATTTATCTAATATCTTGAAGTTTAATGCTGGGTGTGTAGATAGACATGCACTATCTAAAGGGCAAGACGACAAAGGTGGAAATAAGGTAGAATCTACTGATGATGCTAAAAAAGAACCTTTTAAAGAAAGATTCGAAAAGGCATGGAAAAACTTAAATGAAAAAGAAGTTATCAATCCTGTTTATTGGTCAGAACTCTATAACGAAGCATCAGCTGAATTAAAAAGAGCAATACAGTTAGATAATGCTAAGAATAAAAAACCTAACGGACTACCAGTACCTATCGAACTGTCAATAGGTATGAAAGGTATCTCAGGATTTAAAATTGCTAGTACCTTTACTATTAATACAGATATTGTTCCTAGAAAATATAAAGACTTTGCTTTTTATATTGTTGGTGTAGATCATGAAATTGGAAGAGAAGGTTGGAAGACTAATCTTCGAGCTAAAATGAGAAATATATAATGGGATACGTACCTAAACATAAAATAAAAGTAGGAGGTAAAGTACCTGGGAAGTTAATCGATCCTTCATCAGGCAGACAGTACCTAGGTAAATTTGTACAAGACTATAAAGGTAATTACTTTAAAGGTTCTGAAGTTACAAGCAAATCCCAACCTCTAGTATTAGTTAAAGACGCTGCTGCAGAAGAGAAGGCGTTAGGTCTAAGAACAGTTTATGTCAAGCCAACAGCAGAAGACTATACTAAAGGAACGTTTATTAGATACTTTGTAATGGATGCTAGATCTAGAAGAGTCATAGAAGTAGATAAACCAAAATATTTAGAGCAAAGAAAAGAAAATAAGCTGTATAGAAAGACTCTGAAAGTAAACTGGTATATAAAAGGTGAACTAGAAGATCAAACAATTAACGGTTATGTGTACCCTGGTATTAAAGCAAAGAACCAAGATGTCATTAATCAAGCAGAAAAAGAACTACCCGGTATAGGTAAACAAGCACTTACCGATACCTCTCAGTTTGTAAAAAACTAACTATTAGTTGGTTGATAAATAAAAAATCGTTATATTAAATAAAAATGGTTATACGTGTTTTATATAGTAGAACAAGACGATAAGTTAGACAATCTCGAAAAGCTTGGTAGACTTGGAATTTATGTAGATGTAATCCCATCTAATTACTCCTATCACCCTAAGCTAAATTCTTGTGTGGCAGTCTACATTAGATTAGTAGGCTCCAAGCAAGGATACATAATTCCTATCGATCACGATGAAGGTATGAATGTGTCTAGAGACCGTGTCTCTGCTATTCTTTCTAAAGCTACTAATGTGTATACGTTAGATAAAAAGAACCTACTATATTACTTTAATATACAATCAGCCATCGACCTTTCGTTATTATACTCAATGACTAAATACGATAAGTTAGAGTATTCTCACGATTTAAATTTTTTCTATAATAAATTTAATGGATTTAAGGAAGTAAATAAGTTAGTTCCTATAAGTAAATTGTTTGAGTCATGTGAAAAAGTATACGATAAGGTTAAAGATGTGATCGAATATGACATACCGTCTGGTTTTGACTTTTACAATAAGACTGCAACCAATGTTTTCTTTCTTTTAGAGCAGTCTGGTATTGGAGTACATTATGAGGCGTATAAAAAAATGTTTAACCCTCGTAATCCTTTATTTAATACGGTAGATAATACCGTTCTAACCTCTTATAATTTATACAATGTTACATCTAGACCCACTAATGCTTTTAATTCTGTTAATTTCGCTGCTATACCTAAAAGCATCGAGCACCGCAAGTGCTTCGTACCGAAAGGGGACTATTTTGTTGAGTTGGATTTTGATGGCTATCACCTTAGGTTACTTTCTGATCAGATAGACTACCCACTTACAAAAGAATCAGCACACGAACAGTTAGCTAAACAGTATTTTAATAAAGAAGAGATCGATGAAGACGAGTACAACCAAGCAAAGCAAATTAACTTTCACGCAATTTATGGCAAGATCCCAGAGAAATGGGCATTCCTTGAAATCTTTACAAAAATTGATAGCTTTATCAGAGAGCTTTGGAGACGATTTGAAGATGACGGAGAAGTCTTGGCACCGATTAGTGGAAAACCATTTGGAAGAGGATTAAAAGACATGAATCCTCAGAAATTAATGAACTATATCATGCAGTCGTTAGAGACTTCAAGAAATATTCTTATATTGAAAGAAGTACTGAGATACTTACAAAATAAAAAAACTAAATTAGTTCTTTACACGTACGACGCTTTATTGTTTGACTTTTATAAAGAAGACGGCAAAGAAACCTTAGAAGAACTACAGGAGATATTAGAATCGGGGGGTAAATACCCAATAAAATTTAAATATTCTAAAGATCTCTGTTTATAGAACAAAATGATATTTATATGAAAGATATAAACGTTATAGATAGAGGGTTCGATTATGATATCGATCCTATCCATTTAACTGATGATATGAGTAATAAACTTTTCTGTACTTTCTCTGTAGAAGAAAATTTAGACGAAGTACTAGCTACAATACAAGAAAAGTACAAAATAATTTACAACAAAATTTTTGTGCTATATTCAAAATCACAAGATGAGTACATCTGTACTTATAATGTGGACTTTGGAAACGTAAGCACATTTTTGGATAATACCATTCTTGTTCATAGAAAAAAAGAATCTAACACTCTCTATACAATCAATGCACTAAATACTTTAATTAAAGAATTAAACGGTGGCGTGCTTGATACTTCTTACCGTATAAATTGGAGTGACTTCAGGAACTGTATACTTCTTACTAAAGGCCCTGAATTGAAAAGGATTAATACTAAACTTTATAAGATAATAGAGTTGGATAATTAAATTATTCTTCTTATATTTTAGTATTAACGTTAAATAAAAATTAGTTATATGGATTTAAATGCTATTAAAGCGAAACTCGGCGAGTTAAACAACACCGGTCAGGAAAGAGAAAAGACTGACTATTCAACTATCTTCTGGAAACCTGAATTAGGAAAACAGACGATTAGAATCGTACCTTCTGCGTACGATCCAACATTCCCATTTAAGGAATTAAAATTTCACTATGGTATCGGTAAATATCCGATGGTTGCGTTATCTAATTTTGGTAAGCAAGACCCTATTGAAGAGTTCGTAAAAGAACTAAGAAAGACTAATGACAAAGACAATTGGTCATTATCAGGTAAACTCAACCCTAAGACTAGAATCTTTGCTCCTGTTATTGTTAGAGGAGAAGAAGATAAAGGTGTAAGACTATGGGGCTTCGGTATCACAATTTATAAAGCTCTTCTTGCATTGGCAGAGGACGAAGACGTAGGGGATTACACAGATGTAATCAATGGTTGGGATTTAGTTGTTGAACAACAACAAGGTAACCCTTATCCAACTACTACGGTTAGAATTAAACCTAAACAAACTGCTTTATCAGACAACAACGATCAAGTAGATACATGGTTAAAAACCCAACCTAATCCGATAGAAGTACATACAGAGTACGATTATGACTTCATTAAGAAGCAACTTCAAAATTATCTAAATCCTGGTTCTAACGAGGAGTCTGCTCCTGCAGCTCTACCAGGCGGCAGTGATAGTGAATCTTCAAGTAGCGACTTCACATTAGAGAATGCTACAGCCGGTAAACAGAACACAGTCAGCAAATTTGACGACCTGTTTAATGAATAGAAAATCAGGCCGCATTAGCGGCCTTTTTTTTTCATTATTTAGTATGTATTTTGATAAAAATTTATTATATTATACTATAATATAGTTATATGGCAAAAAAGAAAGAAACTCAAGAAAAAGCGACTGCATCAGTAAGAAAGTCGTTTAACTTATCCAATTTTAAACAAAAGAAAGGTTATTCAAATGCATCAGTTAAGTTCAAAGAACAGGGCTGGATACCGCTATCAAAAGCTTTTCAAGATATAACATCACTACCCGGTATTCCTACCGGGCATATTACTCTACTTAGAGGTCATAGTGATACAGGAAAAACCACTGCATTACTTGAAGCTGCAGTTAATGCACAGAAATTAGGAATACTACCAGTATTTATTATTACTGAGATGAAGTGGTCCTGGGAACACGCTAAGGAAATGGGCTTACAGTTCGAAGAAGTTAGCGACGGAGACGGTAACGTACTTGATTATGAAGGTCATTTTTTATATGCTGATAGAGGTACCTTAAATACTATTGAGGATGTAGCAGTTTATATTGCTGATCTCTTAGATGAACAAGCTAAAGGTAATTTACCTTTCGATATGTGTTTCTTCTGGGATAGTATCGGTTCTGTACCTTGTGATTTATCAGTACGTTCTAATAAGAATAACAACGAATGGAACGCAGGAGCAATGTCTACTCAGTTTGGTAATAATTTAAATCAAAAGATTTTGTTATCTAGAAAAGAAAACTCCCCTTATACTAATACGCTTGTTGCTATTAATAAGGTATGGACAATGAAACCTGAATCACCAATGGGCCAACCTAAACTTCAGAATAAAGGTGGAATGTCTATGTGGTATGATGCTACTTTAGTTATTACTTTCGGTAATATTACCAACCCGGGTACTTCTAAGATTAAAGCAATCAAAGACGGATTACAAGTAGAGTTTGCTAAAAGAACAAATGTACAGATAGAAAAAAACCATATCGGCGGTGTTCAATCTAGAGGTAGAATTGTTATGACATCTCATGGATTCTTACCAGATGAAAAGAGAGCAATTGATAAATATAAAGACGAACATAAAGATCACTGGTTAAAATTAGTAGGAAGTTTAGACTTTGATTTAATTGAGGAAGGTGATCTTGAAGAAGATAATATTTCACCTAACTTATTAGATTAATGAAATTTACACCTATATTTCCTAATAATAGAGAATTAGATTTGATCGAAGTTATCCCTGCCTGGGAAATTAGTGAAGGACCTATTTTTACTAGTCTGGATCCTAATAAATGGATACCTGCACATGAATTCTATCTAGAAACAGCTAGTGAAGAAGATAAGTTAGCATATCAAGGTAAGGAATGTTATACTGATGTTCCGTTAACGTTTATAGAATCAGCCCGAGAACTAATCAAAGGTGTTAGAGAGCACCTACTAACTCAGACTGACTACTTCTATGAGAATGTCTGGCCATCCTATAAATTTAGGAAAGCACTTGACAACAGTACAGTAGACTTAGATAGTTATACTACGATAGAGAGCTTTATGGATATCTGGAGAGATGCTCCTGATTACAGACAGAGTGTACATCTAGATAACTTCGGTATATTAGCTACTATGGTTTATAATATAAAAGATAACCCGGTTGACTCTGGTACTAAGTACTATAAGAACTTTAGTCTAAATGGAGAGATAAGACCTGAATATGGTTCTTTTATACATCAAGGACCTACAAAAGCAGGAACAGGTATTTTACATATTAATACTCCATGGGCTTATCATGAAGGTTGGAACCGTAGTAAAGAGTATAGAGAAGTTGCGTACTGGAGTTTAGCATGGTAGGGTTCGATTATATAAACTATATGCATTTAGAGATATCAAGTCTCTGTAATGCTGCATGTCCATGTTGTCCTAGGTTTAATAGTACCTCTCCTATGACCGCACCTGGGCAGTTTTTAGGTTATATATCATATGAAAACTTTATAAAATGGTTCCCAGTAGAGGTATTAGAACGAGTTAAGTACCTTAATTTTTGTGGTAACCACGGTGATCCTGGTACTAATCCGGATCTGCCTAAAATTATAGATTATCTTAAGCAGTTTCCGTTTGAAAAATTTGAAATACATACAAATGGGGGAATGAAATCTCCTAGGTTTTGGGATGAAATAGGTTTTGCATTAAATAATATGAAAGCTAAAAATGTCAATTTTACATATAGTATTGACGGATTAGCAGATACTAATCATATTTACAGAAGAAATGTTAAATGGGATAAATTAATAGAGAATGTAAAGCAAATTACTAAATATAATAATATTTTTGTCATTTGGGACTACTTAGTATTTAAACATAATGAACATCAACTAGAAGAGGCTGAAAAACTTTCAAAAGAACTAAACTTTGCAGCTATTGAATTTAAAGCACCAGTAAATTTAGACGACGGTGAAAACATAACACCAGTAAGCGTATTAGATTCAGAAGGAAAAGTAAAGTACTGGTTGGAACCTACTACACTTGATAAATTTAAACCTACTTATCTTCCAGATAACGTAAAGACAAAATACAAAGAGGAAACTCTATGGTCTGCAAAAATTAATCCTGATTTTGGATGTACATTAGATAGTGATTGGGACGTAGTTAAAGAAACAGACCAGACTAGGATTATTCCAAGATGCGGTCATAATGATATCTATGTAGATGCCGATGGTACTGTGCATCCATGCTGTTTTGTAGGGTTAGGTTTTGGAGCAGTTAGATCTGCGTACGAACAGGGCGGTTATGTAAGTTATTCTTTTCGTCAAATGTTTGAAGCTCATGAAAAATATGGGAAAGAAAATTTCAATCTAAATACTTCTTCTATAGACCATATATTAACTAGCGGATTACTAGAGAAGATATTTAACGATAAGTGGAAAAAATCAGTAGCCGAAGGTAAACAAGCAGCATGCTCACTTTACTGTGGTAAAAAGAATGCTTTAGATACAATTTTTGAACTTCACAGAGAAGAAAAACTAAATAGTAGAAATGAAATATAATTCCATATTAAATAATTTAAAGGAGACCCCCCCGAGAGCATTGAATGATCATATTTTGATTATTGATGCTATGAATATGTTAATTCGTAGCTTTTCACTGCTCAAAGCGATGAACCCATCAGGCACACATATCGGAGGCCTGGTAGGGTTTCTTCGCTCTCTTGGATATGTAACTAGAATCTTTGATCCAACAAGGGTGCTTATTATATGGGACGGTAAAGGAGGATCTGGTAATAGACAGAATATTAATCCTAACTATAAAGCACAACGTGCAACAGCTCGAATAACTCACTGGGGTCTGTACGATACAAGAGAAGAAGAACAAGAAGCATTGATAGGTCAATTATTTAGAACTAGGGACTATCTTGAATGCTTACCAGTACATCAAATCGGTATGGAAAAATTAGAAGCTGATGATATAATAGCTTATATTGCTAAACGAGCTTCTAAAGCTGATAAAAAAGTTACCATAGTATCATCAGATAAAGATTTTTTTCAATTGATTGATCAAAATATAGAGGTATATGCTCCGGTTAAGAAAAAAACTTTTACGTTTGAGAATGTAAAAGATGAAATTGGAGTACTACCACAAAACTATAATATAGTAAAAGCGTTACTTGGTGATAATTCAGATAACTTACCAGGAGTCAAAGGGCTAGGGATTAAGACTATATTATCTGAATGGAAAAGCTTTACTTATGACACTAATGCGTCATTACAAGACGTTTGGGATCATTGTGAAACTCAACTTGACGGAAATAAACCTAAGAAAGTGTTTGCTAAAATTATACACAATTGGGAGAAGGTATTGACTAACTACCAGTTGATGGATCTACATAAAACAGCATTAAATGAGAATGAAATAGAAATTGTAGAGGATAGTTTAAAACAGCCTATACCGGCACTTCAAACAGGAGCATTTTTACATCACTTAGATCAAGATAAAATTGAAGGAATAACTAAGAATACAGAGAGTTGGTTGGAAAATTTTAGAGGGTTAACAACAGTAAAATGATAAAAGGAGTTATAGCAGGTAATTTTGATGTAATACATCCGGGATATATAAAAATGTTCAGAGAAATGGAACGTCATTGTGATGTTTTAATTGTTCTACTTCATACTGATCCGTCAATTGAAAGACCGCATAAATTAAAACCTATAACTTCATCTGATGATAGAAAAGATATGCTTGAATGCTTCAGAATGGTAAACCATGTTATAAGGTACACCTATGAAGAGCAGCTACTTGATCTACTTAAGATGGGTGAATTCGATGTTAGGTTTTTAGGGGATGATTATAAAGATAAGCCATTCACAGGTGATAATTTAGATATTAGAATTCATTATTTAAATAGAAATCATGGTTGGTCAACAACAAAGTTTAAAAAATTAATTTCAGATAGTTATGCAAAAAGCAGTAATAGTTAGTGGGTATTTTAATCCACTCCATAAAGGGCATTTAGAGCTCTTTCAAAAAGCAAAAGAATACGGAGATATTCTTGTTGTTGTAGTTAACTCAGATCTTCAAAGAGAATTAAAAGGTTCGAAAGAATTTATGGATCAAGAAGAAAGAGCTACTATTGTTGACAGTATAAAATATGTCGATTATACTATGGTCTCTATTGATAAGGATCAAACACAAATCGAATCCCTTAAGTATATTCATAAGCTTAATGGAAAGCAACATAATCTTTGTTTTGCAAACGGAGGTGACCAGACCAATAAAACTATACCTGAGGCTAAAATATGTAAAAAATTGGGTATAGAGTTAGTTGATGGATTAGGAGATAAAATTCAATCATCTAGTTGGTTATTAGACGAAAAATAGTTATATTTAAACAAAGGTTATTAAATGACATTAAAAAGCTTACAGCAGTACGGGAAGGGGTTCCAATTAAAGGTCTTAGGATCATTACTCACAGACAAAAGTTTCTTACTCAATGTTAGAGACGTATTACATGATCATTACTTTGATGCTGATTCCCATAAATGGATTATCAATCAAATTAAAGACTACTTCGATAAGTACCATACTAACATTACAATGGATGTTCTTAAAGTAGAACTTCAAAAGTTAGAAAACGAAGTACTCCAAGTAGCGTTAAAAGAAGAGCTGAGAAATTCTTATGAAGCTTCTCAAGATGATTTAGATTACGTACAAGAAGAATTTCAGACTTTTTGTAAGAATCAAGAAATGAAAAACGCCATACTTTCATCGGCTGATTTATTAAAAGAACATGACTTTGACGGTATCCGAAATATGATAGAGAAAGCCATGAAGGCAGGTATGGATAAAAATATAGGACATGAATACAACAAAGATGTTGAAACTAGATATAGGACTGATTATCGCCCTACTATCCCTTCACCTTGGCCTATCCTTAACGATGGCATTCAAGGAGGATTTGGACCTGGGGACCTGGCTATTGTTTTTGGTAATCCAGGCGGCGGTAAAAGTTGGACTATGGTTGCAATTGCTGCTCATGCTGTTAAAATGGGGTATAAAGTCAACTATTATACTTTGGAACTTGGAGAAGATTACGTTGGAAAACGCTTTGACTGCTACTTTACAGGGTACTCTATTGATGAGGTCAATAAACACCGTAAAGAGGTTCAGACCTATGTAGACAGTCTTAAAGGTAAACTTATAGTAAAAGAGTACGCCCCTAAATCAGCGACGGTAAATACCGTTAAGTCACATATACAAAAATGTATCGACATGGATCACAAGCCTGATATGGTTATTATTGATTATGTGGATTACTTACGTGCTCCCTCTAAAGGCAAGTTTTCGGAACGTAAAGATGAAATCGATGATGTATTTATTGGGCTCATATGATAAAATGATGGTTGCAGATATTTGTCTATCACTATCAAGACAGAAAGAAGATAAAGTACTTGGTACAGGAAGAGTTCATGTTATGAAAAATAGATATGGACAAGACGGTATGACCTATAATGTTAAAATGGACACTAATAACGGTCGTATTGAATTTGAAGGAAAGGTTACAGAGACCCATGATCAGGAATCTGCTGGACCTAGATTTAACCTAGATCAAGAAACGTTGAGTAAATTATTCTAATTTTTTTGTACAATATCGTGCATGAACTAGAATATATATTCTATTTATAAACATGCCCGAAAGACTCTGTCCGACGGGTGTTTTTGTCTAACATGTTAAGTAATATATAAAGATATATGAGTTTACTAGAAGAAAGAGTTGTCTATAAGCCTTTTGAATACCCTAAAGCATACGATTACTGGTTAAAACAACAACAAGCACATTGGCTTCATACTGAAGTACCAATGGCTCAAGATGTTACTGACTGGAAATCTAATTTAAAAGATCACGAAAAAAATGTAGTAGGTGGGATCTTAAAAGGATTTGCACAAACAGAAACTATAGTAAACGATTACTGGTCTACATTAGTAACTAAATGGTTCCGTAAACCAGAAGTTATTATGATGGGTACCACGCTCGGTTCTTCTGAGACTATTCATGCAGAAGCATATTCATTATTAAATGAGCAGCTCGGTCTTGACAACTTCGCTGAATTTATGGAAGATGAAGCCACTATGGCTAAAATTGAATCATTAATGGAAGTTAGAGATAGTCATGAAAACCCAGACTGGCATAAAAGAGCTGTTTCTCTCGCTATTTTCTCTGCTTTCACAGAAGGTGTTAACTTATTTTCATCCTTTGCAGTGTTACTTTCATTTAAGATGAGAAACCTTCTTAAAGGTGTAGGACAGATTGTCGAATGGTCTGTAAGAGATGAATCTTTACATTCAGATGCAGGATGCTGGTTATTTAGAACTCTAATGGAGGAACACCCAGAATTTAAAACACCAGAACTGGTTGCTGATATTAGTGAAGCTGCTAAGAATGCTTTACAGTTAGAGTTTGATTTTATTGATAAGATATTTGAAATGGGAGATTTAGAAAATCTTACAAAAGAAGAATTAAAGAATTTTATTAAACATAGAGTTAATACTAAAATGTCAGATTTAGGATTATCTCCTTTAATCCCTGCAGCAGATATTGACAAAGGGGCATTAAAAACTATGAAATGGTTTGATGCGGTAATTGCCGGTAAACAACAAACTGATTTCTTTGCAAATAGAGTTACTAATTACGCAAAAGGCCATATGGACTGGTCATCAGCATTTTAATATAAGGTTATGTCACATATAGTAGATACCAGTGCCTGGGTTGCTGGAAAAGATTACCCAGAATGGATGAATGAAGTATCGATTGCAACTGTCTCAAAAGGATATTTGTTACCGAACGAAACACCTAAACTAGCATACAAACGTGTTGCTGACACGGTAGCAAAAAGATTAGACCGACCTGATTTAGCGAATAAATTCTTTCGCTATATGTGGAAAGGTTGGTTGAACTTAGCCTCCCCGGTATTATCTAACACCGGAACAGATAGAGGTTTGCCCATCTCTTGTTTTGGTATAGATACACCAGACTCCATTAGAGGAATCGGCCTTACTAACGCTGAGTTAATGAGGCTGACTTCTCTCGGTGGTGGAGTAGGTATAGGTCTATCAAAAGTTAGAGGTAGAGGTGAAAAAATCGGTAAAGACGATATGGGACAATCAGAAGGTATCGTTCCATGGGCTAAGATTTATGACTCTACTATTATTGCAACTAACCAAGGGGCGGTAAGAAGAGGTGCAGCTTCTGTAAACCTAGATATCAACCACCCAGACATTAAAGAGTTCTTACAGATTAGAAGACCTAAAGGAGACCCTAATAGACAGTGTCTAAACCTACATCAATGCGTTGTAGTGGATGATACATTTATGCAAAAACTAGAGCATAGAGAACCTGAGGCAATGGAGACATGGGTAGAAATACTCAAATCTAGAGTCGAAACAGGAGAACCTTATATTATGTTTAAGGATAACGTAAATAACGCAAATCCACCAGCATATAAGAAGAATAACTTGGATGTTAGTATGACTAATATCTGTTCTGAAATTACTTTACATACAGATGAAGAGCATTCTTTTATTTGCTGCCTTTCTTCTGTTAACCTTACTAAATGGCATGAATGGAAAAACACGGACCTAGTAGAAACCGCAATATATTTTTTAGATGGAGTGTTAGAAGAGTTCTTAGCAAAAACTTCTGGAAGAGATTCGTTAATAAGAGCTCACAGATCCGCTAAAAAAGGTAGAGCAATTGGTTTAGGAGTGTTAGGATGGCATACTTTTTTACAAAACGAAAGAATTCCATTTGCATCTTTAATGGCAACCTCTTTAACTCATCAAATTTTCTCAAAAATTAGAAACGAAGCTGAAGCAGCATCAAGAAAATTAGCAGAAGAGTATGGAGAGCCACTATGGTGTAAAGGAACTGGTATGAGAAATACCCACTTACTAGCTATTGCACCTACCGTATCAAACTCTACGATTTCAGGAGGAGTATCTGCCGGTATTGAACCAGTACCTGCTAACGTTTATACTTTTAACTCAGCCAAAGGTACTTTTATTAGAAAGAACCCAGCATTAGAAACCTATTTAGAGGAAAAAGGTGCAAATACTGAAGAAGTTTGGGATCAAATTATGAAAGATAGAGGAAGTATTGCTAATCTACCTGAAGACGTAATGCCTGCAGAAGATAAGCCAATATTTTTAACATTTGCTGAAATCAACCAGCTACAACTAGTAGAACAAGCAGCAGCAAGACAGAAATATATTGACCAAACACAGTCACTTAACTTAGCTTTTGATCCAACAGATAGTCCTAAGTTTATTAACGAAGTTCACCAAACTGCTTGGAGATTAGGAGTAAAAACATTATATTATTTAAGAACCGATTCTGTTATTAATGGGGACATAGGAAGTAGAACGTCTACTGATTGTCTAAGTTGTGATGGTTAACTATTTATATATATGTCCAAGAGTATAAAATTATACGCAAATTCAATAGGTGGGGATATTACTTCAATGTCCTTGTATCATACTTCTATTGCACCGGCTAACTTACTTGCAGAAAACATTACACCAGCACAACTAACAGGTTCGGGTGTAACAGTACAGGTAGCAGACGGAGTAGATACCTTTTGGGCATTAGTGTCTGATTCTGGGGATTGTACTCAAGTATCAGCAAGTTTTTCGAATTCTATATTTCAACCTAATAAAAGATATTTTAACGTAGCTAACTCAGGGTCATTGACTAACACTGTTCAGATAAATGCACCAATTGCAGCAGGACCAACTACAGGCTCATTAGAACAGACTGTTAACTTCATCAATCATTCGGCTTTTATTATAGAAGCTTCTTATGTCTACCCTGACTACACAGCGTTTTTAGGCTGGTACGATTCAGAAACAGGAGGAAATTTAATTTCTACTACAAATCCTCTTACAATTACTCAAACTACATTTACAGGTTCTGATTCATTTTGGGCTAGATTCGAAGGATTTACTAGAACATTTGAATTATCTGCTTCTAAAGCTACAGTCAACGAAGGTGATAATTTAACTATTACATTGCTTACTACTAGTGTTGACGGAGGATCAACATTTGACTATACAATCACTGGGATTAGCCAAAGTGATTTATCATCGGGAAATATTACAGGATCATTTACAGTTAATAACCAATCAGGGTCAATTGCGTTAACTATTGCAGAAGACGCCGTCTCAGAAGGGGTTGAAACATTAACAATAGACTTAGATGATGTAGTGTGTGAACCTATTTCGGTGACTATTAATGATACAAGTACTACACCCGCACCTACTTATACAATATCAGCTACAACACCAGTTGACGAAGGAGACACAGTAGTATTTACTCTGACTACATCTAATATTGCTAACGGTACTATTCTACCTTTTACAATTACAGGAATATCCTCTAATGATATCAATGAAAATCTAACAGGTAATTTTACTGTTAATAATAATACTGCCCAAACGATCGTTTCTTTAATAAACGATAATACTACCGAAGGTACTGAGACTATGACTCTGTCCTTAGACAATGGACAGGCTTCTCAATCTGTAACTATTAACGATACAAGTATTTTAGTCGGTACAGTTTTCATTAATAGTGGTAGTTACAGCGTAAATACTAATAATATTACTGGTGACTTTACAGGAACATTATCACTTAACTACACAGTAGGTGTTACAGACTTAGTTTTAGGTACTCCTAGAGCATGGGTGTCCGGGATTGTAAAATGTGGAGCAAATTCACTACATAACCCTTTATTTTATGGTATTGATCCTATTGAGTTAGAATTTACAGAAATAGGCACAGTAAGCCCAGGAACATATACATACACTTCTACAGTAGACTTTACTGGATATACTGGAACATGTAGACAACATAGTGAAGCACCAATTACAGGTTCAGGAGCACAGCAAGAAGCATATTCTCAGGTTGTAACTTTAGGTAGTGGACCAGCCTCATGGAACCATATCGGAACTAATTTTACAAATACTACAGAAGCACTAACTTTACTACCATAGTAGTTTGTAGATTGAATAAATATTCGTATATTGTAGTATAAAATAAGTTATATGTCAAAAAGTTCACCAAAACAGCGATTAGATCAATTAAAAGACTGGCTCGAGTGGAGAGGTAGTTCAAAATCATTTAAAAATTCCGCTAATCCTAAGAAATTTTCTAAAGCAGATCATTATAAAAAAACTAGAGAAAGATATGGACACAAAAACGTTAATTAAATTTTACGCAACCTGGTGTGGACCTTGTAAGGTTTACGATAAACAGTGGATAAAAGTAAAAGACACTATTGATGGTGTTAAATTTCTAGAAGTAGATATTGATAAAGATACTTCTGGTCTTGCTGCACAGCATAAAGTACAATCAGTACCAACAACCCTGTTATTAAATAATTCGGACGGGTCTGAAGTATTGAGAAAAACCGGTATTATTAAAGCTGATGAGTTAAGAGATTTGTTAAAATAAATAAGTTATATGTTAAGAAGACCAGATTCAGTTCCAGCTACAGACACTGTTATACAGGACCCAGCTATGGAACCTTTTTTTATTACTAGATCACAAACAGGAGGATTCACTGTTTACGAAAGAGTAGTTAAAGGAGAAAATAATACAGAGTATATTAAAACTGTAAGTTATCCTTCAAATTTTGGAAGCGCACTTCAAACAGTTGCAAGAGAAATATTAAATGAAGGCGGTAAAGTATACGATTTAAAAAGTTATGTAAAACGTTGGGAAGAAGTAAAAAATTCCTTAACTTCTATTTTAGAATAGCGTTTGCCTATACGCTTTATAATACCTGGCAAATTTAATATTATATAAAATGGCAAAAAATGTTGTTATTAGTCTTTCAGGAGGGATGGACTCCTCAACTTTACTACTCAGATGTTTATCAGAGTATGACAATGTAACTGCGATATCTTTTGATTACGGTCAAAAGCATAGAGTAGAACTAGAAAGAGCTCAATCATTAGTAGACTATATTAATGATAATTGCCCTTCAGATAACGAATGTTTTGGAGGATGCAAAATTAACTACCAAGTTATTAAATTAGACGGATTAGTTAACCTACTAAACTCAGCTTTAGTAACAGGAGGAGATGATGTACCGGAAGGTCATTATGAAGAAGATAACATGAAAGCTACTGTAGTACCTAACAGAAACAAAATCTTTGCTTCTTTAGTTCAAGCAGTTGCTCTGTCAGCAGCTAATGCTAATGGAAATGATACTGATATTGCATTAGGTATTCATGCAGGAGATCATGCAATCTATCCTGACTGTAGACAAGAGTTTAGAGATGCTGATGATAATGCATTTAGATTAGGTAACTGGGAAGCTGAGAAGGTAGGATACTTCACACCTTACTTAGAAACTGATAAATTAGGAATCTTAAAAGATGGACAAGAATTGGTTAAAGAGCTCGGAATCGAGTTTAATGAGGTGTACAAACGAACTAATACATCTTACAAGCCCTATCCTAGCGGTAATAGCGATTACAAATCAGCTTCATCTGTTGAAAGGATTGAAGCATTTATCGCACTGGGTGTGGATGACCCTGTACAGTACGAGGACGAAACTGGACCGGTTGATTATAACATTGCGAAAGCACATGTTGAAAAATTATTAGCAGAACACGCAGCATGAAAAAGTTAATATTCCTTTTTTTAATTTTGGGAGGTTCTCTTGCTTTTGGGCAAGAGGATCTTATCCCACAGAATATTTACGGTACCTGGAAAAGTGAAGGTGGAGAATTTCTACGCATACGGTATGGTGAAATATTTGAACGCAGAGGACCAGATGGTAAAGTCTTAGCCACAGGAGTAATTATATTTCAAAACGGAGAAATGCATATTGAAAGATATGATAAAAAAGATGATTACGATTTAGCTTTCTTTGTTAATAATACAACTATGGTGATTTCTAAACCTCGTACTAATAAAGCATGGCTTTGGTATAAGGTAGGTAATTAAAGAATTGCGGGATAGAGCAGTAGGTAGCTCGTCGGGCTCATAACCCGAAGGTCGTTGGTTCGAATCCAGCTCCCGCCACTATGAGAAGTCGCTATTATGCGGCTTTTCCTATTTATATATATGAGTAAGGAGTTACGAAAGAAGTATGTTTGCATGTTTCCGTTCTCATATTCTGAAATATCTGAAAATCATCAGTGGTTATGCTGCCCTTCATGGTTGAGAGAGGATATCAAAGAAAGTGAAGACTACGGAAAAAATTGGTATTCTGATAAGTCTAATAAAATAAGAGAAAGTATTTTAGACGGTTCATATAAGTACTGTGATGCAAAACAATGTCCTTACTTATCTGAATTAGATAATGGAAGAGTATCTAACAAATTCATTCCTAAAGATCAATTTGAAAATAGCAGATTAGCAACCCCAGAACCTAGAACAATTACATTTGGTTGGGACCCTAGTTGTAACCTACAATGCCCGTCATGTAGATTAAATTTTGTAAATTATAAAGGAGAATTAAGAGATAAGGTTGACGTTACAATTGATAATGTTTCTGACACTGTTGGTAAGTATGTAGAAAATATAACTTTATGTGGTGCCGGGGATCCTTTCTTCTCCAAAAGTTATGTGAACTTCATGAAAAATTTTGATAGCTCTAAATTTCCAAAATTAAAAAAAATTCACATACATACAAATGCTAATCTATGGACTCCAAAGTTATGGAAACAGGTAAACAAAGTACATAAGTATATTAGTAGTTGTGAAATCTCTATAGATGCAGCTACAAAAGATACATATGAAAATAAAGTTAGACTAAGAGGCGACTGGGACCTACTTCAGAGTAATTTGCAGTTTATTTCGAAAATTCCTTCAATAAATGTGATGAGATTTTCATTTGTAGTTCAACAAAAGAATTATACCGAAATGAGAATGTTTTATGAGATGATTACAGACCTTATGAAGGGTAAGAATAAGAAATACGAAATATACTTTAACGCTATTACAGATTGGGGAGCATATCCCACTAAAGAGTTGTTTAAGCAAGAGGAGATACATAATCCTAATCATCCTGAATACGAACAATTTGTTAAGGAACTTAAAAAAGTTACAAGAGCTGGTGTAATACATAATTTTCATCACATTGATACTTTAGATGCATCTTTAATATGAAAAGTACACTTCATTTTTTCGGAGATAGCTTTACAGAAGGACACGCTTTAGCTAGGACAAATTATATTTGGCCAAAATTAATCCAAAAAGCTATGTTTGAGCAGTTTAATTATAAGAACTACGGACAGGGCGCTGCAAGCCCTTTAATAATACTCAAGTTAATTATAGAACACCTAACATCTATAAAACCAGGAGATATAGTTTTTTTATTAGAGACAGTTCCTGATAGAATTGAAATATACAGCCCTCATTTGAATAAAATTATTTCACTTACGAATGCTCATTTAGTGGAGGCCGTTAGCAATAAGAAAGATAGTGATTTTGATAGTTACAATGATATTATGAGTGCTTTTAATTTTACCTATGACCATAGATACAAAAGGATGGATCATTTTGAATTATACTATAGAGACATTTATCAAAATATTGGTAAATATATTACTAGCATAGGAGCAAGGTTTATTTTAATACCATTTCAAGTTACTTTTAATAATATTAAAACAGGTGAAAAGTTTGAGACTGTATCTGTTCGTACTAAGGGTAAGTTTATTGATGGTCATTTTTCTATCAAAGGACATTGGCAATTTGCTAACTATATACTAAAAAGCAATTTTAATAATTATATAGAACTAAAAGAACCAAAAGAAAAGTTGCTTATTTAAAGTTAAAATATTATATTAATAGTAAAGCAAAGTTATGGTATATTGGTTTACAGGCCAGCCTGGGGCTGGTAAAACTGTTGTCGCTAACCTCTTAAAAGAAGAGTTAGAAAAAAATAGAAGTTTCTTTTACAAGGTTCAACGTGTAGATGGCGATGATTTAAGAGCTTTAACTGAGAATACGAATTACGGAATTGAAGGTAGAGTTGCCAACGTAGCCTTGGCACAAAAAATTACACATTATTTACATAATAATGACGAAGATGTAATTGTTTCGTTAGTTTCTCCTTATATTGATCAAAGAGAAGAATTTAAAGCTCTACTCAAAGATAAGATTATAGAAATTTACGTACATACCACAGATATTAGAGGTAGAGAAAATTACCATGTTGAAGGATATCAGAAACCTTTAAAGAATTTTATTAATTTAGATACCACAGGTAAAACACCTGAAGAATCACTAATAACATTAAAAAATGAAATACAGTCTGTTCATAGGGAGGTGGCAGCCCTGGCATTCAGGTCATAGATGGCTGATTGACCAACGATTAAAGGAAGGTAAAAAAGTTTGGATTGCTATAAGAGATGTAGAACCTAACGAAAATCAACCTTGGACACCTCATGAGGTATTAATGAACCTAGAAAAAGAACTAACTGACTTAATACAGGAAGGTAAAATATTTATTAGTATAGTTCCAGATATAGAATCTATAAATTACGGTAGAGGAGTTGGGTATGAAGTAATAGAGCATGTACCTCCTGCTGATATTGAAGAAATATCTGCTACAAAAATTCGAGAAGAATTAAGAAAAGATGGTAAGTTATAAAAGACATTTAGCTAAGACTATTAGCTGGAGAATTATCGGTACTTTAGATACTATTATACTGTCTTGGCTTATTACAGGAAATTGGAAATTTGGAGTTGCTATCGGAGGAGTTGAAGTAGTAACTAAAATGGTGCTTTACTATTTCCACGAAAGAGCTTGGTATAAGTACAGTAAATTTGGTTTAAATGATAAAAATAGACGTTAAGGTCGGTGATATAATAATGACCGGTCGTTTTAAAAATAAGAGAGTTAAAGTAAAAACGATTGAATATGACGAATTTGGTATGCCAATAATTAACGGCAGACCAGGATGTACATTTCGATTAGTTCCAAACCCAAGGTAAAATGATTCAACTAGGAATTTCAGCTTTTTATCATGATTCAGCCGCTTGTATTGTGGTTGACGGTAAAGTTATTGCAGCAGCAGAAGAGGAAAGATTTACAGGTATTAAACATGATAGCAGATTCCCTATTAATGCTATAAACTGGTGCCTTAGAGAGAGTAGAACATCGATAAATGCTGTTGACCAAGTTTGTTGGTACGAAAATCCTATAACTAAGAAAGATAGAATTATTAAGTCTTTCAATAAACACTTTTTTAAAACTCTTTCTAAGAGAATTAAATTTTTATCAGATAGCAAAAAAAATGACCCAGAACATATCATTAGAGAAGGTGGGTTTTCCGGTCAGATTATCTATACTGATCATCACCTTTCACATGCTGCTTTTAGTTACTTTACTAGCCCGTATGAAAACACTGCAATTTTAACTGTTGATGGAGTAGGGGAATGGGAAACAGTTACTATTTCACATGGTACTAAAGGTTCGATAAAAAAACTTAAGAGTATAAATTTTCCTAATTCTTTAGGACTTTTGTATTCTACTATTACTGCATATTTAGGGTTTAAACCTAATGAAGGCGAATATAAAGTTATGGGTTTAGCACCTTATGGTGATCCTAACAAATACCTAAAAAAGTTAAGACAGACTATAACATTAACTACCGATGGATTTATTGTAAATCAGAAATACTTTGCCTGGGAATACTCAGATAAGATAATGTTTACAAAAGAGTTATTTAGGTTACTTGAAATTATGCCTAGATTACCTGAGGAAGAAGTAAAACAAGAACATAAAGATTTAGCTGCTGCCATACAGAAACTATATGAAGAAAATTTTGTCAGGTTAGTTAAACAGGCTAAAGAGCTAACCGGAGAACAGAATATATGTTTAGGAGGAGGTTGTGCATATAACGGTGTAGCTAATAAATTAGCCTATAATTACTTTAACTCAGTATTTGTACCATTTGCCCCATCTGATGCTGGTTCTGCAATTGGTGCCTGTCTTTATAATTATAATGGTCCTAAGAAAAGTAATACAAGCCCATATCTTGGCCCTGATTTTTCCGATACACAAGTACATAAGCTGATTCAAACTTATCCTAATATACGCTCTTTTAGATTAGCAGATGATCTACTACTAAAAAAGGTAGCTGAATTAATAAAAAATCAAAAAGTTGTAGCATGGTTTCAAGGCAGAATGGAGTTTGGTGCAAGAGCACTTGGTAATAGATCAATTATTGCTTCTCCACAGTACCCTGAAATGAGAGAAAAACTAAATAAAATTATAAAAAAGAGAGAGGGCTTCAGACCTTTTGCTCCTTCTGTAAAAGCAGATAAAGCTAATAGATTATTTGATCTCAAGGAACCTGTTCCTTACATGAATATTGTAGTCCCAGCAAAAACTAAACAAATACCATCAGCAGTACATATAGATAGTACTGCAAGAGTTCAGACAGTAACTAAAGAACAAAATCCACGTTACTATTTATTGTTAGAAGAGGTCCAAAGAACAACCGGTTTACCTGTAGTTTTGAATACCTCATTTAACTTAAAAGATCAGACAATCACAATGACACCTAATCAGGCTATTGATAGGTTTCTAAGTAGTGATATAGATTTTTTAGTTATCAATAATTATTTGATCCAAAAATATGGCAGCTGAACAAAAAAAGAAAGAATCTAAAAAAAAATCTCAAAAGGAATTAGACAAGGAGTTTGAAAAGAGACTCGAAGAACTCAAAAAAAGAGATCCTTTCGTATATAAGAGCTTCTAACGCTATTTATTATAAACTCTATATATGGCTACTCTAACCGGAAAAAAAATAAAAGATACATACTATAAAGTCCTACAAGTTGACAATGGACAAATAGTATATAATGGACTAGGCTCACCAGTTACTGGTTCAGTAAATTTAAGCGGTAGTTTACACGTAACCGGTAGTCAAACTATTGGTGGAGATTTAAGAGTTTTCGGTAATGTGACCGCTAAACAATTTATTGCAACTACTGTATCATCTTCTGTAATTTATGAATCTGGTTCTTCAGAGTTCGGTAATAGTATAGATGATACACATACATTTACAGGTTCCTTATACATTTCAAATAGTATAGATCTTATCGGTGACCAGACTATAACAGGAACTTTAACTTTAGGTGATTATACTGATGTTTCTGCTTCACTTAAACAAGCAGAAGATGATATTATAGCTAATTCAGCATCAGCACATGTAGCAAGGGGTCAGTTATCGGCATCAGCTCATCTTTCACGTACTCAATTATCTAGCTCAGCAGATATCGCCAGAGTAGCTATATCAAGTTCAGCACATACAGCTAGAAGATCGGAAATAGGTGATTTGTCTGGTTCAGCACATACAGCTAGAAGAAGCGAAATTTCAGACTTATCAGGATCAGCACATGATCAGAGATTAGCTATATCTTCTTCTACAGCAACAAATATTAGAGCAGAAATTACAGCTTTATCAGCTTCAGTCGATGAAGTTAGCGATGCAGAACATGCATCCAGAGTAGCTGAACTAAACGCTTCTTCTTCTGCACTTACAACAGCATTTACAGATGCTGATACAATATTATCATCAAGTGCCCATGATCAAAGAGTAGCATTAATAGCTGGAACAACTTCAGATATAACTGCACTTTCTTCTTCAGCACATACAGCAAGAGTAAACTTAAGTTCTTCTGTTGATACTCATATTGATGCAAAACTAGCTGGATTAGTAGATAGTGCTCCAGCTACACTAGACACATTAAATGAATTGGCAGCTGCTTTAGGAGATGATCCTAACATATCTGCTTCATTTGCCACTACATTAGGTACTAAATTTGCAACAGCAGATCACAACACATATTCAGGTTCAGCAGCATCTGCTTTTAGGGTAGAGTACGCAGCAGGGGATACTGAATTAAGTGGAGCCTTAAATACGAGAATTGAAGTATTAGAAGCCGGTGGAGAAACTACAGCTTTATCTGAATCTGCCCACACTCAACGAGCAGCTTTAAGTTCATCTGCAGCAACAGCTTTTAGAACTGAGTATACCGACGGTGATACCACAATTATTTCAGATTTAAATACATATACAGCTTCTGCTAATAGTAGGTTAGATTCTATTGAAGCATCTACAGGTTCATATGTAACAAACAGTCAGACCAGTTCAATGACTGTGCTCTCAAGCTCATACGCATTAACAGCTTCTTCTATAGAGTATACTAATATCTTAAATAAACCAGATTTAGAAACATCTGGTAGTGTAGCAGATGATTATATTAGCATAGAAAGATTAAAAGCATTAGTAGCAGCAGCACCAACATATAATGATTTCTCTGCTTCTATTGCTCTACTGTAAAATTAACTTAGTATGCCAACATTAAATGAAAGAGAATTTAACATTATTCTCAAAAAAAATATAGATTATGACAGTTTTTGGAAAGATCTAGAAACTATTACTACTCTTGATGGCATTCCAAATAGAAAAGTAGAAGTTGCAAATAGAAGAAATGGGAGTTACAGGCAAACACACTATTATCTTACTGAAGCTGAAAAAACATTAGTAGAAAAACATCCTTCTGTTTTAGCAGTTGAAATCCCACCTTCACAAAGAATAGACATTGTTAAAGGTCTATCAGCTACCGTATCTGGTAGCTTTACAAGGCTTCCTAGTTTAAATACAAATGATACAAATTGGGGATTAGTAAGATCTTCGTACAAAGACAACCCTTTCAACGGTTCAAATGTATACGAAAGTAACTTTAATTACAGTTTAGACGGTACTGGGGTAGATATTGTTATTTTAGATAGCGGTGTAGACCCTAATCACCCCGAATGGAACGATAAAGACGGTAATTCAAGATATACCTCAGTTGATTGGGGAGCTATACATGGAGGTTTTACTCAGAATGGTAATCATGATAGAGATTTTGATGGTCACGGTACTCACTGTGCTGGTATTGCAGCAGGTAAAACTTTTGGTTGGGCTAAAAATGCTAAAATTCATAGTTTAAAACTTTCCGGTATCGAAGGAACAGGAGATAGTGGGACAGGTATAGATGATAGTTATGCATTTGATGCTATTAAACTATGGCATAGAGCTAAACCTAGAGACCCAGCAACAGGTTTCAAAAGACCTACTGTAGTTAATATGTCATTTGCCTGGCAAGCAAATTTCACAGGTGGTTCAACAGCTTATTCTGTAAGGTATAGAGGTACACAATACTCATCTACAGATATACAAAATAATTTTGATGGGGATTTAAGGAATTTTGGTTTGAATGAATTTAGGTCGAATCTAACAAGTTCAGATAGATGGAAACATCCTGTTAGAGTAGCATCTATTGATACTGACGTAGAAGAAATGATAGACGAAGGTATACATGTCTGCGTTGCAGCAGGAAATAATTATATGAAAGTAGATGTTCAAGGAGGTCAAGATTATGATAATCAAGCATTGATTAATAATACAACGTGGAGGTACTATCATAGAGGTAGTTCCCCTTGGCATGAAAATGCACTTATTGTAGGTTCAATGAATCATGCACAAGTACAATCAGGTTCTGCATATATTGATCAACGTTCTGCTTATTCTAACCATGGCCCAGGTGTAGATTTATACGCTCCTGGAAATAGAATACTATCTACTGTTTCAGAAACAAACAGTTATTCCTCTGGTGCATACTATTATGATAATGAATATTATGTAGCAATACTAAACGGCACTTCTATGGCTGCACCTCAAGCAACAGGAGTCGTAGCTCTATATGCTCAATCTAACCCAGGTTTGCCTCCAGTAAAAATGAAAAATTTAGTTATGTCAAATACCGGTGCTACATTATATAATCCAGAAGAAGGTATTTCTGGTTCTAGTTCTCTCCAAGGAGGAGCACAAAAAACGTTGTATAATAAGTATAGTAATAGTCAACCATTACAATTTGAAGGTTCTTTTACAAGTACTGCAGATTTAAACTTCTAATGTTATCCATACAGATTCCAACTGTAGAAAGAAGAAAAAATGTTTTTGAACCTCTCTACTACGAGTTAAAACGTCAAGCAGCACCATTTGGTGATAAGGTAGAAATATTGTACTTATCTGACGACGGCACTATGCCCTTAGCCAAAAAAAGAGCTCTCTTATACGATATGGCTACAAAACCATATAGTGTGCAATGGGATGACGATGACTGGATACACCCATTAGGAATCTTTAGTATAATGAAAGGATTGGAAACTGAACCAGATTGTGTTTGTTATAGAATGATATCAGAATTTCAAGGTAGAGCAGAGTATAGAGAAACAGGATATTTAAGAATTACTGATTTTAGAAGAAGATATAAGGTTTTAATGAAAAAGAAAGAAGCCCCACATCTACCTTATGATGAGTGTCACCCACCTTCTAATAAATGTGTAATTAAGACTGATATAGCAAGAAAAGTAGCTCATAGTTTAAATCCAAATCAACGTTATGGGGAAGATGGGGATTTTGCTAAAGAAGTAGTTAGATTATTGAAAAAAGAATACTATCTAAAAAGCCTATATTTATATATTATTGACGATAGTGTCGTAGCACCACTTTAAAAACACGTATATGAAAACAGAAGAACAAAGGTTATTAGACGAACTCTATGATAGAGAGTCTAGAAGAGTATCTGGTATCAAAGATCTCTCAGTATCACCATTACTTACAGATTATCCCGATGCTAAAAAGCATCAACTAGTTTCTTTTATCAAATCTGGTATTAGAATTGTAGGGTATATTTTTATACCTTTTAATTTGGGAATCTCAGCATTTTTGCTTATATTATCGGAAGTAGTAGGCATAATTGAAGAATTAGTTTAGGTATGAGCAGATTTCAATCAACTAAAGTATTTGACGGATTCTCAACAGTATTTCGTCAATGGAAAGCAGAAACTACACATTGTAAATACATACATGGGTACGGTGTCTCTGTAAAGTTATGGTTTGAAGGTGATTTAGACGAACGTAACTGGGTATGGGATTTTGGAGGTATGAAAAGAGCAAAAGGAACAATCGATGGAATGTCTCCTAAAGATTGGTTTGATTATATGTTTGACCATACTTTTGTAGTTGCTGAAGATGACCCTTATAA